TAATGCACCTTTTCCTTGGTTTGTTTTAACTTGTCCCGATGGATAAACTATATCGTCTACATTTTCGTATATTGGTATTGTATACATAATCGCAGATTGAGCCAATTGATTTGATACAGGTGCTACATCTCCTGCCACTGCTTGTGATACACTGTTGACTCCCATAGTAACTGCCGGATAATACTTCATAACTACTTTGACCAACTTAGTCTTTGCGTATAAATCTTTCCAAGCCCCTGCTTCTTCTGAGCCTAAAGTCCCTAGTCTTATTGCAGCGAATGATGTTTGTGATGTAGTGTTAACTGGAGTATTAAACATGTCTATTGACGACAAAATACTCGATCCATTTGTAGGGGCAAATGTTATGTATTGTCTGAATATTGTACTGTCCGTTGCCCCCGCTCCGTAAGTCATCCTTAAATCCAATGATGTGTTCATTGCTTTAGTTATAACGGGTTTTTGGTTAATTGCTCTAACTCTTCGAGTACCCCTTCTACGGTATCGCCCAAATCGTCCACGGCCTCTAAAACTTTTTCTAGCATAGCGCGCAGGTCGTCTACGGATGGTACGTCGTCTAGCATATCTTCGCATAAATTATAATTTAATCTAATCTAAGGTATTTATACCTAACTGGGCAGTCACGTGTATAGAGCTACAGTATTACCTCTATACACGTTTGCCCAGTCCAGTGCCCACCCCCCGGGCTAACGTGACCCACAATTTGTTTCATTTATTTAAACAACTATAAACCGATTAGATCATCTAATCTATAGATGAATGACATCAGAGGCAGACATTGGTGCATTACTATCAACAATTACACAGCCGATGAATCCATTCTTAGACTTCAGTTCGAACACCCCTCCGTTCAGTATTCAATCAGAGGATACGAAGTGGGAGACTCTGGAACCCCTCACTTACAAGCGTTCGTTACCTTTCGCAATAGACAACGACTCGCTCATGTTAAACGAGTTTTTCTGGGATGCCATGCTGAGCTCAAACGAGGTACAATTGAACAAGCTATCGAATACTGCAAAAAAGATGAAGTATTCATCGAACACGGCGATCCCCCTCAGGAATCCAACACCCCTGGAAACCAAGCTACTATTGAAAAATGGGATAAAGTTAAAGACTCTGCCAAAAGGGGAAATCTTGAAGAAATACCCTCAGACATCTTTGTTCGGTACTACTCTGCACTCAAACGTATTATGGCCGATAACATGCAAAGACCCCAAGACTTGGACTCAGTATGCGGACTCTATTACTATGGAATTGCCGGCTCTGGTAAAACCACAAAAGCCCGTGCTGAATATCCTGGCTCGTACATCAAATCCCGAGATCGCTGGTGGGATGGATATCAAGGAGAAGAAACAGTTATCCTCGATGACCTTGACAAATATCATGTTGCCCTCGCTGGACTGATAAAAGATTGGGCCGATAAATGGACTTTTAAAGCCGAAGTTAAAGGAGGCTACATTTGGATAAGACCACTCCGGTTTATTATAACTTCTCAGTACTCTATCGATCAAATTTGGGACGACATAGAAACTCGACAAGCTCTACACCGCAGATTCACCTGCACACACTTTGCCTCATTAATAAATACTTAGGGTTACCTAAATACTTTACACACAGAATCCCCACGCACCCTGCCCACCGCCCGAAGGCAGAGAACCCCGTCTGCCCCCTACTGCCGAAGCGAGCGTAGTCGAGCGGAGCTGGGGGCAACGGAGGTTCGTCGCCAGGGCAAAGAGCACACCCCAGGCAGTTTAACTCAATACATGATAAAGCAGATTTACGGATGGATAACACCATCAGCCAACAACTGAAATACTTAATAAATTTATTCTCTCATTTTAAACTTTTGATAATATGTTATTTGTAGTCTTCCAAGTACAAAGCTTTCACCAGTACCCGGATACGCAGATTGAACAGGATTAGCAGTAGGTATCAGTCCCCCTACAGTAAGAGGCGGTGCGGCGATATATATTCCATTTAGTGTCACATCAGTATTTGACAGATCAATGAATCCTGAACTCTTTCTATTAATCGTTTGCCCTCCATAAGTAGGATAAGCCATAAAATTGGTAGGTTTCATAATTCTTGTCCATGGTTTGTATATACTATGTGCTTTAGCATATGGTTTGTTTAGATTGTCTTCTAATGCACCTTTTCCTTGGTTTGTTTTAACTTGTCCCGATGGATAAACTATATCGTCTACATTTTCGTATATTGGTATTGTATACATAATCGCAGATTGAGCCAATTGATTTGATACAGGTGC